TATTTCTTATTGTTCCAAAATTGTGACAGTATAAAGACGTTCTTGACATTTGCCACATCTAAAGTTTCCAAGTACCCCACAGGTACAATAGGCATGTAATTAACCATTAGTCACTCTCTCCTGGTACTATAATGTCCCCAGTGCTGGTAAACTCGATTAACCAATTCATATAGACTGCAGCCTTCTGGAGATCCTCAATCTTGTTCTTCTTATCCTCTCGTATGACATACTTAATGATGTTACCCTTAAGAAATCCCTTGAAGGCTTCAGGTGACATAGTGGAGTGTAGGAACCTAATAGGTTGGACTCCACAGGACATATAGTGTGCTTGCCTGGCCACATCTCTCATTTAGAACACCAACAATGCTATTGCAACTACTAGTATTAATAACAATACAACTAATAGTACTGAAGTTACTGTTACACCTAGTATATACCGATTACAATCATCACTAAACTCATCAATAATACTTCTAGGACCATTAGGCACTTTCTTTATAGTATCCCACACACCTTTCCAGAATCCCATTTAGTTCACCTTCACTTTCTTCTTGGTCTCCAAATGTTGTACAAGTGTATCCCACGTTGGGTTCTCAATAGTACCCAAGTTTCCTCCATACCGATCTCCTCTAAACACCGCCTTTCTTCCAGTGGCGGTCTGTTGAAACTCAACGATAACGTCGAACCAGTAGTCTGTCTTCTTCTGCCACTTGGCTTTATCGTACCCAAGATCTGCTCCACTATTTCCCACCGCCGCTTCAGCTCTAAAACATCCAATGACATTCCACTTAGAGTGTAACATCATCATGATGAACTCATTATAACGCTTATTAGCATGTCCCCAGGCCAGTCTACCAGAGTCAGCGAAGTTACTTTCATCCTTCCAAGTTCCCAACCAATCCCAAATGTCCGACCCACTATCAATTACTAAGGTCCCTATTGGACCATCGTAGGTGGCAATAAAATCAGTTACTACATCCATAGCGTCATATGCAGCCTGCAAGGAAGCTACAACATCCACCTTATGCAACTTCTTATCAGCTTCGTATAACACCTGAGCAACGTGTATCTTCTCTTGATCCTCCTTTGAGAACTGTTTAATGTTTAATGACCAAGACCCTTCAGTATCTATCCCATAGATAGGTTTAGGGGCCGTCATGGCAAAATGAGTCTTCCCAACCTTCGCTCTTCCCCAAACAGCAATCTTAATCCCAGTTACATGTTCTAACTCAACACTCGGTTTAAACACATCCCGTATGTTTTTTGGTACCCGAGTTTCTACAACTTTCGTACTTAATCCCATACTTACCTCTTAATAAGATTTCCCGCCCGGTAGACATGCAATAGTGAATTCATGAACTTCCTTGACACGTGGCATTGCAGTGCATTCCGTGATGATTTATTCATCCCACCCTAGTCATCAATCAGTACAACTAAAAACTGGAAAGTTGGTTTGACCCAACCTCCCAGTGGAAGAGATTATGAATACAACTCCGAATCCAGCTCCCTGACAGCAGAAGCGATCTTATCTGATTCTGGATTACTAGCGAATCCAAATGTCGTAATGTTCCTTCGAATCTTCCCATCAGTCTTGTCAACTGATTCTCCGATCCTACCAATCAGAACAATCTCATTCCCAGCACTAAGGGCTTCAGCTTCCTCGTTGAGACCTTCATCTGCAACAAAGCAAACCATCCCTTCTGGCATGGAATCATCATTAATGACGATCATCATGCGAGTCCCGGCCTGACGGACTGTAGTGACAAATCCCTTAGTAACAATTGGCTTGTTCTTAAGGATGTCTACTGATTCACCCAACGGAACAGCTAAGTCATCATTCTGGGCTGTATCATTAAAGACCTTCCAGTAGTCCACATCATCCAACAGTTTCCCAGCCTTAACACCAGGTCCAGTTACAGGGATGGTAATGTTCCCAGTCTTGGACATAGAACCATAGAGAGTGTACTGGTATCCAAGTTTCACATCAAAGTTACCAAATGCTCTGACAAACTTGCTTTTCCCATTAACATCCATTATGAACCAAGCAGTCCGTTGGATAACCTCTCCAAGAGCTTTACCCCACTTAGTATTCTTCATCTTCTTGGTATCAGGATCGATGAACTCCCTGTTGTCAGCGGCCAATGGGACAGTGTTACCTTTATTGTCTCTCTTGAGATTACCTTTCTCATCTTTCTCAAAGACAACTTTACCGTCTACATCAGTAACTACAAACTTATCCTGAGCAGCCCTTACGGGATCCTGTTCATAGACTTCATAAGCTTTCCTCTTCGCAAAGCTATTGGAATCCTGCTTCACGTCATACCCAACACAAACACCCTCCATCTGTTCAATGTGAGACCTCAGTAACTTATTAACTGACGCCTTCAAGGTACTCTGAACAAATTCAGGTGTTGCCTTAGGAAACTTACTATTGATAGCCTTGGTGATCTGGTCGATCTTAGCTTCTGCATCAACTAGCTTCCATCCACCCTTAACCAAGGTATCCACAAATTCATTTGAAACCTTCTTAACCATTTGACACCTTCGTGTTATTGTAGTCAACAATCGTTGCAATCGCGGATATAGTTGTAAGTGCAGTAAATGTCGCAGATACGGCTACTGATGGGATAACTCCCCCAGTAAATCCGTACACTGCAATGAACCCAAATACAACTGTCCCTATTCCACCAATTACGTATCCCCTCATAGAACCTTAACTCCTAACTCCTTAAAGGGCCCTTTCCAACATCTCTGAGCATAATAAGTGTTATCCTCCCAAGTCACCTGGCAGAGGATCCCCTTATCGACAAACTTCATGAGGTAATATCTAGCCAATCTAATGTCAATTCCGAAGTATTCGGACACACTACTGATTGTGTAACATTCCTCAATCTTCCACTCATTGACAATGAATTGGGCAATCCTCTCAGACAGTATCTCTGTATAGTACAAGTTCTCCTTCTTCTCTAACAAGAGACACCCCCAGTTCAGGATGGTTCTTTAAATAAGTGTATAGTGAGTTGTATACCGTTGTGAAGTCTCTCCCTGTAGCATTGATGTCAACTCTGTTACTCGGAGTTTTCAATTTGAGGAACTCCTCCACTATCTCCTTGGACTTGATCTTTTTCTTCCACTTCCAGGGCAACAATACATTGGTCATACAACATCACCTCCTTGGACATTGTTAATCCAAACCCCATTAGGAGTTCTGAGGGTACGACACTAACTGGTGGTAAGGCAAATACAATGTATAGTGGTATCCCATAGGTTCTGGTATGTACAGTCAGTCGGTGTCTTATATCAAACACCCCACCCTCTACACACTTAACCAGCATAACCCCTTCATTTAGGGTCTCCCAAGGGATCTCACTAACATTAATCATCTGGTGATTACCTACCACCAGGAGTGTCATCTACGCCTCTTTCTTGGTCTTGGGCTTGCGCACCTTAGGGGCCTTCTCAGCACCTGTACGCACAATTACAGCCTTGGTGGCAGGGTCTTTCTCAGTCTCGTACATCCCAGTAATGATAGTAGAGAAGTAACTCTGATCAAGCTTAGGTTCCTGGCCATCCTGGGCAGTCATAATATCTTTTACAACCTGCCTGAGGGTAGCTTGAGACAACTTATTAATCCCATGTGCTTTCTTTGCAGCAACAACACTCCGGACAATCTCCCGAATGGATCCTGCTTTCTCACCCTTTACGCCCTTCTCAGACTGCTTCGCCTGGATGGCGTCATATAACTTACTTAAGTCTTCTGCGCTCGGCATGGTATTAAACCACCTTGCAGGTCAATTGGATTCTCCCAATTGATTTGCATATAATAATTGCTTTTATAAACATATAAATCTTTTGTTTGCTAAAGGTTATTAAAGAAGTTGAGTTAATCATTCATCGAAAGATTGTTCAAAGTAGTAAGTGGCACCACATTCATTGTCCTCATCCACGGTGACATTGTGGTTAAAGTGACCTACATGCTTCCAAATGATGTCGGAGATAGCGTTAGCTATACTTTCACAGGATCCGAAATTGAAGTTATCCATAACATTGGCATGGTGAGCAATAGCTTGTTGGACCAAGTGGAACTCAAGTTGACGATCCTTATTGGGACTAACGAACACTTCTGCTCTCCAATTGAACTTATGTCTATGGAGGTTACGGAGGTAACCCACCTCAGGTGGTGCCTCCTTCCACTTATGCCAACCAACAATACTTCCTGTAACCCAAATGGATACTTTAATCACAATTGTTCCTCCACTACCTTATACACATAACTAATCACTAGTTGTTTATCCTTCCCAGCTCTACTGAACTCTTTATTCAACCATTGTAAGATCTGTAACTTATCCTGGCCGTCCAGTATCCTCTTTAGGATACCATCTAACATTTTGACTTTAAGTGCTTCATCGACAGTTCTTCCAAATCCAGATCTTACCTTTGCAGTCTGAATAATAGTAACAACATCATCCCTCTTCATTTCATAGTGAACCTCCTTTCTGTCCCCAGCAGTCGTTGACCTTCTTGTGGGAGTTACACAAAAAATAGTCTCTTTGGATCATCTCTAGTTTCAACCTAGACTTGCACTCCAAGGTTGGGTCCTGCGACTTACATAGGTAGACCTGTTTCATATTTTAGCTCCCTTTAAGTCATTCATTCTGCCCATAATACAATTCATTATCCCATACCCACAGTTTTCACATCTATACTGGTTCATGGTTCACCTGCCTGCCGGAGTTCTGTATCCCACCACATATATAGGAAAAAACAAAAACACATTGTACCAACCAGTG